TCATGCTTCCACCGCCCTTCTCGTGGCGGGCAACAGCCCCAGAATCGCAAACGTCAGCAGCAGATCGCACCAGAAGGTTGGGCTGGCCGGTGAGGTATCCGGCCAAAAGCAGCCCGCCGTCCACAGCAGGTATTCTGCGTACACAAAACACAGCATGCCGATGTGAAACCACCGCATATTCCGCATCGCACCCGTCTGGGTGTCTGCATAAGAAAGCCCCCGTATGGCACAGTAGGATAGCTCAATCATCATGCCGCACCAGATCAGGTTGGAGAGAATGTCCCCGTAGGTACAGTAGAACGCCAGCAGCGGCACGCCGAACGCAGGTGCAAGCCACGCCCTGCGGCAACGGAAGGTGCGTTCCTCCGGAGTGGAGAGCGTGGCCTGCAAAATGTGCAGGAAAATTACGCTGGCCACCCAGCCGAACTCCGACACATAAAAGACCCGCGGCGTGGTATCGAACAGCAGCAGGTACAGTGTCCAGTAGAGCACACCGAGGGCAAAGCAGCCATAGAAGCACAGCAGCAGAAAATACGCCTGCCTGCGGCTTTTCCGGTAGGAGATACCCGAAAGCAGCACGCCCACGAACGTGACCAGCAGTTGTAGCAGGTTCTCAATCAGCTCCATGTGCATCCTCGCTTTCCTTGTCCTGCCCGTCCTCACGGCTCATCTGCCGCAGCCGGAAGCACAGAACGGTCACGCACACGCCAAGAAGAAAGGCCAGCAGCCCGATAACAATGTATCCCAAAGCCGCACCGCCGCCGTACATACTGGCCGCCGTTTCAAAGCCCGCATAGTTGCCTGCCTGGATGCTTGCGGCAATGCCGGGCATGGCGAAAGACGCACCAATGAGCAGCACAAGGCACGCAGCCACAGCGGAAGCCATGGTGACCATATTGTGCCGCAGCCGTTTCTCCTGTTCAATTTTAGCGATGCGCCGCTTGGTCTCCGTGACCCGTTCCTCATGACTCCGCATTTGTGATCCCCTCCCGTTCCAGCAGCCTTCGCAGGCTTTCCTTTCCGCGATACACCATGTTGGTGATCTGCTTCACCGTTTTTCCCGTGACTTCCGCCGCCTGCGCGTAGCTCATATCCTCGAAATACGTCAGATATAGAACCTCACGGTAGTCCGGGTTCATTTCGCCCATGCAGAAGTGCAGGACGCGGTTTCGTTCCTCAGTCTGTATAACCTCCTCCGCCAGCAGCCGTCCCTCCGGCTCGTCGGTCAGTGCATCGAGGCTGAACAGGGGCTTCCGCCTGCTCTTATGGCGCAGTGCCATGTGCCGTGCCGCCTTATACAGATACGCCTTGAGGCCGCCGTCCCGGATGCGGGGCTTTTTCGTGAACAGATAGGCGAAAACGTCCAGCATCAGCTCTTCGGACTCGTGAACGTCGTGCAGATAGCCGTCGATATACAGGGTCAGGGGGTCACCGTATTTTTTCATCAGGGCCTCCAGCCCCGCATCGTCGCCGCTCAGATATTGGCGGTATAGGGTTTCATCGCAGGCCATCGCACTCACTTCCTTTTTGCAGATGCTTCCAATTCCAATGCGGAGGAGATCCGTCAGGTGCTTGTCCTGCCGGGATCGCGGTGCTGTTCCTGAAAGCGCGGGTCGGACGGCTTTTCCGCATTTTCCGGGATCGCCCATGAACGCCCGAACCGGGACGCACCGGGGATCCGCCCCTCGGCGCAATACTGATTGACCCGCCGCTCCGATACGCCCCAACGGTAGGACGCCTCCCGAATGGAGATATAGCCTTTGATCCCGTTCATACCGCACCTCCGCATGGATAATACTCAATACAATACATTGTATACGAATATCCGAATAAAAGCAAGCCCACACGGCTGTTTTCGCGGCAGGAAGAAAAAGCAACGGTCGATTTGCTTTCAAGCCGCTTGGACGGTTCATTGCTTCGTCCCCGTTTCACAATTTCTCTTTTTGGCGAGGCAGATAGGAGCATTTCCGTTCCCCCTTCGCCTTTCGTATGACAAGGTTCCATGCGGCTTTTAGATAGATATGTAAAATCGCATCTTGATACAATGCCTGCCGCACGGGAGTGTAGAAAAGTGGCTAAAATAAAGGCTTTCAGTAGATTTTGATGTTCTGCCGAAAGCCTTCTTTTTTATGTTTTGGTTTAGAGGGAGTAGCGGCTGCACCCGTTTGAACCCGCTCCGAAGTCAAAATAAAAATGTTGATGGAAAATAAAAAGATTACAATCAGTCTTTGGAAATGAACTTCTTCCATCTCCGCAGGACATCCTTCAATGGCTCATCCAAATAGGAATATGCCTTGTCCTTAATCCAGTCAGGGATACCATAAGCCGCCTCTGCGATGCTGCCCGTGATTGCCGCCAGCGTGTCGCTGTCACCGCCGAGAGAGATCGCATTCCGAATTGCATCTGCTGTCGCCATTGCACCTTTTACGCCTTCCGGGTGGTTATGTGTGACTTCGGCAGATAGCTGCACTCTGGCTCTGCCGTTAGAAGGCCACATTCCGGTTCTCGTGCAGAATCCGCAATCCATTATCCATGCACACGGAGAAACACGCATCGCCGAGCCGTTGCCGTAGCTGTTATACGGCTCTCGATTATCAGAAAAAATCCATGAGCCGAATCTGCCACCGTATCCGGCATCCGGGTACATTCTACCGTACTTCTTCATGGCGTCAATAAAGTCGTCCCGTTCGCCACCGTTCATAACCGCCTCAGCAACCGCACAGGTCATCACGGTATCATCCGTAAAGAAACAGTCATCACGGAATAAGGGGAAATCCTTTGTTTTTATATTGTGCCACTCATAGACAGAGCCTACGATGTCACCGACTATTGCTCCCATCATTTGCGACCACCTCGTTTCTTCATGTCTTTTCTGATTTCTTCCATCGGTTCAGCGGGAACCGCTCCGGTCATGCGGTAACAAGCTACCGTTTCTGCCATAGCTTCAAAGTTCAGCTGTGTTCCCTTTGCATCGGGAATATAATCCACGGCACGATCCGCATCTATGCCGAAACGCTGTGCGGTCTGCACTGCATCAATATTTGCTCCGAGAAAAATAAACTCCCAGCCGTATTTTTCCTTTTCATGTTCAATCATGCTGTGAACCTTATCGGCAGAGTATTCCCGACTGGAATTTTCCTCGCCATCTGTGATGATGACAAACATCACTTTATCCGCACGGTAGTCCTCGGCTGTATTCCTCTGTACACTGACCAGATTGTTGATCGTGAGACCGATTGCATCCAGAAGTGCTGTGGAGCCACCTACAAAGTATTCTGTATTTGTCATCGGACTGACGGCATGAATATCAATGCGGTCGTGTAGCAGCGTATGGGAGTTGTCGAACAGTACCGTAGTGATGCGGCATTCACCATCTACAGCTTTCTGATTCTCAAGCATGGAATTGAAACCGCCGATGGTGTCATTTTCTAAGCCGGACATGGAGCCACTCTTATCAAGGATGAATATGAGTTCTGTAAAATTCTTTTTCATGGTGAAGTACCTCCTGTTTCTCTTTGATAATATAAGTATATCGAAAGCAGGAGGTCTTATAGTCGCTTTGAAAGCGACAAATCAGCCGCCTAAAAGGGGCTGGTCATATTTGAATAACACCTCGTTGATATCGAAGATGTTATATTTTCCGCTGACTATGAAATATTCCACAATGACATCAAACTTGCTTGCATGAGAGAGAGCGTAGCCCGCACGTTCAAGCAAATCGTCTGTTTCATCAAGGGAAAGCTCCAGGGCAATGGCGAGTGCTATTATTGTCGGCTTCTTGGGCGTGTACCCTTTGATAGAGCGTATCTTTGAGAATAGCTTGCGGTCGATATTCGCTTTCTTATAGACCTCAACATCTGTCTTTCCCTTTGCATCAATGAGTTTTAACAGTGTATCAGAAAAAGGCTCATCAAGATTATCAACTAATTCCTCAAGGGACTCCATCGATTCCATTGCATCAGACATAGCACCAAAGACTGGTGCATTCGCTTCTAAAATAGATTCTTTTTCTACATCAAGCAGCTTTCTGCGTCTGAAGTCGTGTGCATCTATATAATGCTCGTCTATGTAGCTGGCTACTTCGCCCATCAATTCCTCAGAGACCTGAAATGCCGTTTTATCGAACACGGCTAAATACACATCGATGTCGTTTTCTCCGATAAATTTCGTGATAGCTGTTGTTGCGACCTGCAAAGCCTCATCTTTCGGGTATCCATAAATTCCGCTTGAGATAAGCGGAAAGGCTATGCTTTCACATTTGTTTTCAACTGCCAGCCGTAATGAATTTATATAGGCAGATGACAAAAGTGCAGCGGACTTCCCCTTATTATTGTGGTTATAAACAGGACCGGCAGCGTGAATCACAAATTTCGCAGGCAGCTTAAAACCGGGAGTGATGACTGCATCTCCCGTTTTGATAGGTGATTTCTTGTCGCAAGCCTCTTGAAGTTCCTTTGCACCTGTGGCATTAAAGATTGCTCCGCAGACTCCGCCTCCCATCAATAGTTCTGTGTTTGCTGCATTAACGATTGCGTCAACTTTCATTTTTGTTATGTCCTGACGGACAATTGTAAATGGCATACGCTATGCCTCCTTCAAATCACCATTTCTTGCATCGAAGCGGAACATATATGCCAGCCGCTGCAATGCAAGGTATTCTCTGAAATAAGCATGACGGACAGCGTTCTTCTTATTCTGCTCAATGACCTTCTGACGGTCGTATGACTTTCCGAAGAATGTGGTAACGTCCTTTATCTTATCGAACTTCTGCCCAGACTCCAGCATCTTCCTGACCTCGTCGAGACTAAGGGTGAGCTTATTTACTGTAGCGTTTCCGGGGATGGAGATGTTGATATGCTTATCATCCACGCTGGTGACAGTGAACTCGTTGCCGTTGATTGTTTTGAATGTATCGACGCCCAGCTCGATGTTAGAGAAAAACTCCGTCATGCTTCGCATGTATCTTATGCAGATTTGGTTCAATCTGTCTGATGAAGGAATCGAGGATTCCATTTATGACAGTTATGCTATGCGTACTTTTATGCACATAGATTTTAATGAACAACAATAGTGGAACGATTGTGGATGCGAGCCTGATTGCTGCACCAAAGTCTACAAAGAACAAAATTCTGAAACCTCAAAATTGATTCGTAAAGACGACCATGTTGTATATGGTAATTCTGGATATTTAGGTGCACCCGAGCGTCCCGAAATCATAAACGATGAAACTTTATCACAGGTTGAATTTCGAATCAACAAGCCGCACGAGAATATTCAAAGTACCTCGCTTTCATTTTTTATATGTAGATAAGTCATTTAATGACTTAATAGGAACTAATTGCTCAAATCCATAAAAACCGGTTTTCGTTCCTCTTGCTCGTAAATTAGGGTCAAGAATCAAATCGTCATCTTGATAGTTGTTTAAGACATTACTTGTAGCCAAGCCACATACAAATATTAAATTGTTATATTTTGTGCTTTTAATACAAATTATTTGTGGATATGAATTGTCCTTAAAGATAATCGGAAACTTGTCTCGTTCGACTGTTTTTATTCCAACTCGATAGCCGGGAATATCTGGAATATGATAAAGACCAGAATAACCTATAGTCCAATCAATAATGGGTATTCCGAATAGTTTCTCAAGTGCAGCCTCTCCTAAAAAGCCAGTTGTAAATCTTTTGACTTCCTTGTTAGAGTCTATCTTGTGATGATCTTCCTTGGACTTAGCCTCAACCAATTCAGTAACAAAGTTTTGGATTCGAGAAACGTATCCGGGGTCAAGCACAACTCTTACAAAAGAATCTGAATATTTAGTAACACATTCATCATAATTACGTTTCATTATTCACCTCCAGGAATCCAATAATGGATTGTCCAAGTAGTTTGATTACATTTACTGTCATTGCGTTTCCTGCCTGCATCAGAAGATGTCTATCAGAAACCTCGTCCTTAACTCTGTCGGCATATTCTTTAGGAAAGCCTTGAAGAAGTAAAGTTTCGTACCCAGTCAGCTGGTATATGGTGTGGTTTTTAACATACAATACACCGTCTCGTTGTGCTCTTAATGTAGGACAACGCCCTTCATAAATGCGAAGATCATTCATACGTGTGTCTATTATTTTTCCTTCCATATCTCTAATATCTTTCACGGAATACTTACCGTTATTTGTTGGATTCTTTAAGTAATGTGAAAGGATTTCTAGTCTTTCTAGAGTTGCTACATTATTATCGAATTAAAGGAACTGATAACCGAAGGGCCGGTAAACGGAATATAGGTTGTCCCGTAATCCTGGCAAGTTTTGAATTGCGTAGTGCATTTTCCAAAAGTTGTACCTTGTGCAGAATCAAAACAATCACCAGTAACCACTTCGACTAACCCCATCATTACATCGGTGTCTTTTAATCCATCAGATCCACCCTTTAATTTATCTCTAGTTTTTGTTCGTGTTTTTCTTGCTTGAAGAATCAATGAAAATAATATTCCTCCGCAAAGATATGGCATCATTGTTGGGGGCTTTTGACCCTGGCATCTTCAAAATATTATATCACAAAATATGAAGAAATCTACACTCTGCGATTTGAACTATGCGAATGCGAAGAAATACTCGTATAAGGCATACACCGGAACAGTTGCATACATTCCGTATTTGTATGATACGGAAGTGAACGAGGACGGCTCCGTACTATCAGGGAAGATTGGAATTGAATATGTGGATGCACCCAATATTTTCCCAGTGACCTGGAAGAACGGAGAAGTTTCAGAGTGTATTTTTGCTTTTGGTTGAGCAGGCTCGTCAGAATCTTCCCGAGCAAAATCAGGTGATGGAGTGATATGAGAAATGAATATAAGGAAAAGATCACCAGCACGGCAGACTGGCAGATTAACCGGTTAAAAATACCGGGGTATTCTTCGGAGGACATTGAAAATGCATTGAAAGACACTCTGAATGCTTCTTACCTGGAAATGTTTGAACTGTACGACAAAGTGATCGACTGGGAATATGTCAGAAACAAGGACATCTATGAACAGATCAATGCGGAATACATCCCTTTTGAAGAAAATAAACATCTGATACAGGTGACATCAGCTATCAAAAAGCAAAGCCTTGAGGACTTGGAAAATATTACAAGATCTCTAGGCTTTTATTTGGATTACGGCGGCAGAAAGGTATTAACTCCATTGTCACAGGTATACAGTAGGTATCTCGATAATGCCTGCATGGACATTGTCACAGGAGCGTTTGATTATAATACAGTTCTCCGGCGAGTAGTGACACAGCTGACAAACAGCGGACTTCGGACGATTGATTATGCATCCGGTTATTCCAGCCGAGTAGAGGTCGCTGCCAGAAGAGCGGTTATGACCGGACTCACACAGCTTTCCGGGAAGATTGCGGAGTATAACGCTGAAAAGCTCGGGACGGAGTATTTCGAGGTAGAATGGCACGCAGGGGCAAGACCAACGCATACGATATGGCAGGGTAGAGTATGGAGTCAACAGCAGCTGTATGATGTCTGTGGACTCGGTACAGTAACCGGACTATGTGGAGCAAACTGCTACCATCCTTATTTCCCTTTTGTTCCCGGTGTACCGGTACGAACTTATACGGATGACTGGCTAGACGAACAGAATCGGAAAGAAAGCGAGCCGACCGAGTTCCGTGGTAAAGAATATACACTGTATGAAGCAAAGCAAAGACAGCGTCAAATGGAAACTGCTATGCGGGCACAGCGTGAAAAGGTGCAGCTATTGCAAAAAGGCGGTGCTGATCCACAGGAAGTAATGCTCCAAAAAGCAAAGTACCAAGGACAGCTTAATGAATATGCGGTATTCTCTCGGAAGATGGGACTAAAGGAAGAACGGGAGAGAATTTATATTGATGGACGGGGAAGAGTAGCACCGAACACACTAATGCATTACAGAGAAGATCGTAAAGCTAATAAACATATTGCAAATACGTCTAATTTTGGTATAATAAAATCAAGAAGATTCAATACAAAAGATGATCCGATGAGGGAAGTAATGGGAGATGCGGAGGTATCAAACCCAAAAGAAATTGCAGAAATGAAAAAAGAGTTGAGAGAAGCTGGTGTTGAGCTTATAAGGAGAAGAAATGTGATGGGATATTCTCCTGCTCTTAGCCCTGGATTACCAGGGCAGTTTTATATTGAAGATGGTGCGAGTTATAGTGCATGGCTTCATGAATTTAAACATTTTTCTGATGATAGAGATGATGGATATCTAGGGTTTAGAGTTTTTGAAGATAATGAAAAATGCAAGCAAAGAGAGATTGATGCTTATCAAATTGAAATAGAGCTAGCAAAAAGGTTAAAGCGTAGCGATATGGTGAAGCGACTTGAAAGCTTAAGAAATGAGGAGGTTAAGAAGTATGAATAGTATCAAGGAACGGATAGACGAAATACATAATGGATCTGTAAAGGCAATTATGGATGGTATTACATCTTCATCTCCTATTGAGTTTTTGAATGCAATGATTTTTGGAACTAGGCTTGGTATTGATAATGCAAAGTTTATAGAATCCGTTAAGAATGCTGAAAACAATGAGACGGTAATGATGGGAGTTCAAATATCAGAGTTTGCAAAGGCTTCTTTGGATATTTTAGGGATAAAAGAATATCGAGGAGATGAAAAAAGAATAAAGGATATGATTGAAAGTAAATTTGAATTTTAGTTACCACCAGTCGTAATGACCGGTGGTATTTTTACGGAGAAAAATAGAATGAAGTTGTATTTTGAATGGAGAACAGCGGTTGAAATGGCGGTTGTTCTATATGGGATTCTGATAGTAATTATAATGTGGCTCAAGGTTTTCGAAGAAAATGGGACTCAAGCAGGAACGTGAGAGAATTTATCTGGATATGAAAGGCAGAATTGCTACAAATACGAAAAAGCAAAATGCTAAGTACACTTCCGAAATGATTAAGAATGCAGATAAAGACTCAAAAGAATATAAAAGAAAATATGAAAATCTGTTAAAATATCGTACCGAGAAAATATATTGATATATCTGCACAGCGTGATATAATCAAAGAGAAAAAAGTACTCGAAAGCAAGACATATTCTTCAGCAATAAAAGCAGGAAAATCTATAAAGACAATGTAGAAACGGCAGTGCTTTTTGACAGCCGAGGAAATGTATTATTCCGCGAAAGTAGCGGAGCTTCAAATTATGTTAAGTTTTCAAAAGAACAGTTAAGTAAAATGAAAGGTGCTACATTGACACATAACCATCCATCAAGTAGTACTTTTAGTCCTGCGGATGTATCCATTATGACAGAGCAAGGACTTAACGTAATTAGAGCAACAGGCACATCAAAAACATATCAATTAAAAAAGTTGAATGGAGCAGAAGTGAACCATGACTTTTCAATTGATTACGAAAAAGCGATGAGTGACAATAAAAAAATAACAGATAAGGACTTCCGTAAGTATGAGAAAGAACGCAAACAGGGGAAAATAAGTCCGCTAGAGTATCAAGATAAAATCAACGCACTAAACAAGAAATGGAATGATTTGAATAGTGATTGGCTCAAGAAGAATTCAAAAAATTATGGTTACAAATATGGCGTTATCGAAAGGGGGAAATAAAATGCCAAAAACAGAAGATGGGGGCTTCATTTTAGATGATAGTGGGATGTGTCCGTATAGTATAAATGAAAAACCCAAAAAAGAAAAAGAGAATAAAGAGGAAAAAGATAATTAATACCACCCATTCTTAACAGAGTGAGTGGTATTATTATACCCATTTTTAGGTGGATGTTATGAAATCATATACAGTAACAAAAGATGCGGACATGATGGCTCCCAGTTGGCTGACTACCCGCATTAACTATACAACTATAAAATTCGTGTACCGCATCATAGACGGTCATGAAACATTGAAGGCAGTGGGTATCTCGATAATGCCTGCATGGACACTGTCACAGGAGCGTTTGATTATAATACAGTTCTCCGGCGGGTAGTCACTCAGCTCACGAATAGCGGACTTCGGCAGATAGAATATTCATCGGGGTATGCAAATCGAATCGAGGTCGCAGCAAGACGGGCTGTCATGACCGGACTGACACAGCTTTCTGGGAAGATTGCGGAATATAATGCTGAAAAGCTCGGTACGGAATATTTTGAAGTGGAATGGCACGCAGGGGCGAGACCGACGCATACGATATGGCAGGGCAGAGTGTGGAGTCAACAACAATTTTATTAGAAAACCTAAAACGTGGCCAAAAGAAATAACTTCATCAGATAAGATGAAAGATGTGTACGAACAGATAAAGAAAGACTTGCGTCCGAAATATAAAAAACTATATAATATGGGCAAGATAAATAAAAAGGAACGTCACATAATGTTTAAGGATGAAGTTAATAGAATTTTTGCGGAAAGGTTCGGAATAGAATATGGATTCGAATTATATGAATAAGGTGCTGAAAGAAAAAGTAATCAGAATAAGTGAAATGCCAGATGATCTAGACATTGAGTCTCTTCCGGATGATATAGAAATTATTTTGGACGAGGATTTTCCAGAGTTGGATGATCAATTTTGGGAGGAAGAAGATGGATAATTTTAAAATCATATATAAGATTCTTTCAGTGTTAGAAAAATCAATGGATTTAGAAAATGTAGACATCGAACGAATTAGCTCAAACAATTTAGGTATATCGCAGCAACGTTGGAATAAGTATATGGAAATGCTTTTGGATGCTGGTTACATCAAAGGGGTAACAATCCAGAAGTATGTAACCGGAGAGACAAACGTTGATGCGGAAGATATTCGGATTACTTTAAAAGGTCTTGAATATTTGAGCGAAAACAGTATTATGCAGAAGATGTATAAAGCAGCAAAAGGAATAACGGATTTGATTCCATAGTTTTTGCCACCAGTCATATTGACCGGTGGTATTTTTATGGAGAAAAATAGGATGAAGTTGTATTTTGAATGGAGAACAGCGGTTGAAATGGCGGTTGTTCTATATGGGATTCTGATAGTAATTATAACGTGGCTCAAGGTTTTCGAAGAAAATGGGACTCAAGTAGGAACGTGAGAGAATTTATCTGGATATGAAAGGCAGAGTTGCTACAAATACGAAAAAGCAAAATGCTAAGTACACATCCGAAATGATTATGCAAATCGAATCGAGGTCGCAGCAAGACGGGCTGTCATGACCGGACTGACGCAGCTTTCTGGGAAGATTGCGGAATATAATGCTGAAAAGCTCGGTACGGAATATTTTGAAGTGGAATGGCACGCAGGGGCGAGACCAACGCATACGATATGGCAGGGCAGAGTGTGGAGTCAACAGCAATTGTATGATGTCTGTGGACTCGGTACAGTAATCGGACTATGTGGAGCAAACTGCTACCATACTTATTTCCCTTTTGTTCCCGGCGTATCGGTACGAACTTATACGGATGACTGGCTAGACGAACAGAATTGGAAAGAAAGCGAGCCGACCGAGTTCCGTGGTAAAGAATATACACTGTATGAAGCAAAGCAAAGACAGAGGCAGATGGAAACAGCCATGAGGGCACAGCGTGAAAAGGTGCAGATGCTTCAGGACGGTGATGCTGATCCGGATGATGTGATGCTGGCAAAGTGCAAGTACCAGGGGCAGCTTGACGAGTACGCACGGTTCTCCAAACAGATGGGACTGAAGCAGGAGCGTGAGAGGATTTATATCGATGGCCGTTGGAGAGTCGCGCCAGGAAGAATCGACAAGAAGCTTAATGTGGTGAATACCATGAAAATATCAGTTCCGAGAGATGCATATAAAATTAAAGGAATGACTTCTGAAGCTAAGCACGAAATAGAGGCAGCAATCAATAATTTGAAAAAAGAGTATGATATTAGGTTGGATTTAATTGAAGTTGCAAAGATGGAAGTAGGAGATATATTTGGTGCAGCACCATATTTGGACGATAGAGGAAAGCTGAGATTTGCACTTGTAATCAATGAAGATATTGATTACAATGTAGTGAAGAAGAAAATTCAGCGAAGATATGATAAAGGGCGCTTTGCAGGAAAAAGTATTGAAGATTATATCGCTCACGAAATGGCGCACATTATGACATATCAAGATTGTAAAAATGAAGCAGAATTTCGCACTAGACAACGAATTGTTGAAAGACAGTTCATGCAGGGAATTTCCCAATATGCTGACAAAACCGGAAAAGGCGAAGAATCTCTTGCAGAAGCGTTTGTTCGCTATAGAAACAAAGAAAAGATTCCAATTAGAGCTGAATTATTGATAAGAAGCTACATAGAAAGGTGGAAAAAATAATGTTAACATTGCCAAAATGCGAATTATGTGCTAGATACAAGGATGATGGTAAGCATGAAACATGCGAGGCATTTCCAGATGGAATACCAGAGGATGTGTTGTGGGAGCCAGTTGAAAAAGAATGTAATAATGGAATGAAATTTATAAAAGAATAGATACCACCCATTCTTCGGAGTGAGTGGTATTTTTGCACTCATTTTTAGGAGGTATT